TCAGTAGTGCGACCAGTGTAATCAAGAATGAGGATAATCGCATCCTCTAGCAATGCTTTGATTTTAGTTCTCTCCTGTTCTTGAACACCATCAAGGCGATTCATCAATACATCTGTGTGTTGTTTCAGCAACTCCTCATTCATTTTATTCACCTCTTATTCGCCGCTTCCGCCTCCACCAGGTACGGTAACATTAGGAACATAAAGTTTATGTTTAAATTGGACAATTCGAACATTTTTAGGTTCATAAACACGTTCCCAGTTTGCTCCTGTTCCTAATTCAGCATTTGTTGGTGAAGATCCTGCAACAGAACTATTTTTAAATTTCACTCCACGAGGGTGAAGAATAAAATGTTGACGGTTGATTAGAATATCATCTCCTGCCAATGCGACACGATCAGTTTCAGTTGGAACTGGTGCAGCGCCATTTCCTAAACCAATGGCACCTTGTCCAAAGATATAAGACGTAAATACATCTCCGTCCACAGGCATGCCATCATCTACGATTACTCGTTTACCCATGTAAGTTGGAATAGGTTTATTCTCAGAATCCAACGAAAATTCAATTAAGTTCTGTTTCCGAAGATTCGCATAAACGGAAGAATGGACCCCAATAGCTGTTAGCTTTTCTTCTGCGTCTCCTAGTTTGTAAGAAGCATCTAAGAATGTTTCCCCAGTAAACGCAGCCGCATTCCCTGTTAACGCGGAAATATCTAATGAATTACCAGTCATTTTAGTTCCAGAAGCGGCATAGATTCCTTTTAAAATAGAAAGTAACGTTACTTGCTGACGGCGGGCCCAATAAGCAGCCACCAAATCTCCAATAGCCCGCATTGGATCGTCACCAGAAAGTGCTTTTGCCAAATCGTTGGCCTTCCAAGCCTTACCACGCATTAAGAGAACCGCAACGTCTTGGCTGGCAACGATTTTATCAGTATCTAGCGGATCAGTGTCAGATAAAACTTCATCATCCCCAGACAAATCTTGCCAAAATGGCATATTGATCAATTTACCTCCAGCTGTTGCAAGTGCGTCGAGCTCAGGATTTTTAGTAACGATTCCAGATTGATATAAAGCAGATAATTCTGCTGTACGTTCAATGACGTATTTGTTAAAAACTTCAGGTACGATGACATCTTCAATTTTTGTCTTTGCGGCAAATAATTGAAGATCTATTTTTAGTAATGATTTTTCCATTTTAATTCCTCATTTCTATTTTTTGTTTGCTAGTGATTGCAATGCTTTCGCACGTTCCGGATCTTCTTTAAATAAGCGCCCTTGCTCAGTTAAGTTTAAAGTGTCCTTAGCAAAAGGATTCGCTTCTGTCTTGTTCGAACCAGCTCCCAGCGGATTGTCTACAGAGTCCAATAGTGCTTGGTCAACGGCTACTTTCAAAGCTTTGTCCCATTCGGATTTGAATGACTTCACATCCTCAATAGCTTCTTCTGCAGTGTTCCCTAGTATACGGGAAGCTAGAATACTTGGAATTCCAATTTCTTGAAGCTGTTTACCCTTTTCTACTAACAATTGTTCTTGACGGAAAACCGCTTTTTCTTTTTCAAACTCATCTTTTTCTTTTTGAATGATAGCTTTTTGGCGTTCCTCTTCAGAAAGTTTTGCAAGTCGGGCAGCTTCATTTTTTTCTTCTTCGATACGTTGCTCGATTTCAGTCTTTGATTCTTTTTCCCATTTATTTTTTTCTGCTGCTATCATTTTAGCGATATCTGAACGCGTAAAAGTTTTTTCCTTCATTTCTTCATTTGTTTCGTCCTCCAGAGTTGTTTCTTCGGCCGCCAGTTCATCCTCTGCGAAGAGCTGAAGATTCCAAGAAATAATTTCCTTATTTTTCATTCATTTTTCCTCCAGTCATTACGTGACTAATCGAATCTCGTTTTACGGTCGGCACCGAAACAGCTACAATTTATAACGCCCTGAGCAGTAGAGGGCATAATAAAAAGCCTAGCAACAACTAGACTTCCATCTCTTGTATTAAATATCCTTTAGTTGTCAATTATTCCTCTTATCTCGATACTTCTTTTTTAAATCTTGCCATCTCTTTTTATTCCCGTACTTGATATCTTGATAATCGTCTAATGTTTCAGGAGTTTCAACTTTCCCAAGAACACTTTTGAGTTGCTTATATTCAATTAAATCTTTCTTTCTATTAATGACCCTTTTCTTCTGATTTTCTATCTTTCTATCAGAATATTTTCCCTTAAGCCGTTTCATCCAATCATCGTAAGTATCACGTTGTTCAATTGTCATTGTTTTATTGGTAAACGGATCATTTGCTGTTCGTTTGCCTGCCAGTGATCGTTTTCCAATATAAGCAACAGCTATCGTTCTGCACCAAGGATGAAACGGTGGGTATGTTCCGGCTGCTCCATTAACAACAGCTTCGGAAAGAAGATAAATCTTTCCGTCTTTGCCCTGACAAATTTTTGAAGTCCTGAAATCTAAAACAGCAATAAGTCGATACTCTTCAACACCTCTGTCTTGCCACGCTTTAAGCTTTGCTTGATTCGCCATGTAATTGGCCTCGGTTCGTATTAAACGCTGAGCAACGCCAATTGAGCGGTCAAATTCTCCCGCTATTGCTCTAGCCATTTCAAACTCAGACATGCCCGTCATAGATTCAACAGTGAACAGCTCTTCAAGACGTTTTGCCAATGCTTCAGTATCTTTCCATAGCCGTTTTGAATAGTTCGATCCGTGCCAATGGGAATCAAGGATGTTCTTGGTGTACTTAGTGGAAAGCTCCTTAAACTCATAATCAGTTTTCCTGTATTTAAGGTCATTCCAAACTTCAATTGGTACTCCACGCTTTTTAGCTTGTCTAAATGTCTCTATTTGTGAGTCATACTTTTGACCATCCCAAACATTTATAATCGAATCGTTCTTCGCTTGCTCGATTTGTTGAATTACTGCTTCTGCCGTTGCTTCATTATAAGAATCATGTATGACATCAATATAGAAGTCGGTGGACTTGCTCAGTTGTACATCAGCAATTTGTTTAGAAACTAAAAAAGACTTAGCTTTCAAGTCTTCGGCTCTTGTTATTCGCTCTTTAAACGCTAGACCGTTCAATCGTTTTATTGCTGATTCTTGAAGATCAGGATTAGATACATCATCAGCAAGTTTTCTGAGTTCTACCAGTTCGTCAGGCTGTACAGGTTGATTAAGCAAGGCTCTCGTTTCTTCCTCATCCATTCCTGACCGTTGCTTTGCTCGACTGAATAAATTTCTTGCTTGTCTTGTTAAATAGCTCTGAGCTTGACGGTACGCTGATATAACTTTTTGTTCGACTTTTTGTGCAGCATCGTTAATTTTCTTCTCTTGCTTGATGCTTCGATCGAGCCAATAAGAGTCATCTTGTTTTTGTTTCTTTTGAGCCATTTAATCAGCTCCAATCACCTCTACCGAAACATGTTCGGGATACTTTTGCTGAATATCATACAACCCGCAAAGCAACACTTCTACTAATACGTTATCAATCTCATTAGGATTAAGAATTGACACTCGTTGATCGTGTAACTTCACATAAGATTTACATAGCATCTGATTAGTAATCGTAATAAATAATGCTGAAACACCTGCACAAACAATGTCCTTCCCTGGTTCAGCAAAATAAGCATGACCAGTAACTTCATACTCAATAAATGAATTGTTATTCTTTTTGAAGGTTGCTTTGATCATCATCTTCCTCCTCTGGCGGATCATCCAAATCTGAATTACTATCTTGCGCTTGAACTCCCATTGCTTTTTTCTGAAGTTCGATCTTTTCCTCTTTTTCGAAATTCAGTTGTTCAATTACTTCGTCCACATCGTCAATGTCCGGCAACCAGCTAAGCAAAACTTTTAGCGGTAAAATGCCCGCATTATATGCTGCTACAATCTGATTGATAATATCGCTAGTGTTGACTGGCAAATTAGGTTTTAACTTAATCTTAGTACCTGTTGTATCTAATGATGAATCCTTAATTTTGAGGATATTTTCGAACAGTTGCAGGCGCTGTCGTAACCCCTTGATCATATAACGTGACTTAACTGACATAAGTTGCAATAAACCAAATAACTTATATTTCATTGCTTCTCCGCTAATATTTCCAGCAAATTTTTCATCGTTCATATTAGGGACATACGTTACCTTATGGATATCATCTAAGATCGCTTCTCTGAGAAGGTTTACCCCGTCTTCGTTTAGTTCCTTTGTTAGATAATCTGCAGCAACCTCAGATGGTTTAGCGCTTGTTTGAAGCATTTTTTCGCTTGCCAACTTCGCGCCATCTCCATCTTGTAATGTAAAACCACGGATAAATAGAATTGCGTCTACAAAAGCTTCTTTGTCATTCAGACGATCTGATTCGAGCAGATTATACGCATCGATTAATGAAATAGCTTGCTCAAAATCACCTTGTTTCTCCTCGTTATTCCGGTATTCAATAACCGGAACCTTTTTGAAAAAATGCTGTTTTGCATCGATTAATAAATACTCACCGAATTCTCTCGATTGTGTTTTATAAGTGATAACACGGTTGTCGTTATAATACTTTACGATATAATGATCAATTCCGCCTTGTAGGTCGAACACTGGTTGGTAATGCACTGAAAATAGAGGATTCTTATCAACGGTATCATCTGTAACTAAAAAGATTCCTCTTGGATCAATACACTTAATACGCATTTCGGTTGTATTTACTTCTTTCCCTCTCGCAAGATAAAGCAGTTCATAGGCAATACCAAACGTAGACAAATCTTTTTCTAGTTCTGTGTCATGCGATACGATATCCAACTCGTCAAACGCATCTAATACAGGTTGGATATTTTTGTTTGCATCTGAAACATAGGAGATAGGATTTCCAACCATGAAACCAACATTCATATCAACTACATATTTCGCATGATTGACAAGTATTTTGTTATTAGGTGCAGCTTCATTTTCTTTTTTACGTTTCGTGATATCATGCTTGCCATCGTAATAATCTGATAGTTTTTCTAACCGTCTCAACATTTTCAAATGCTCTTGGATGCAATAATTAAGCAGTTCAGCAGTTGGATTGTTTAAATCTCCAGCTATTTCTCTGTTTACAACAATTGCCATTTTCTCACTCCTTTAGTTAAACCCGAATTGTACTTTATTAACAATCTCAGCTGTTTTTGCATTCACTACTTCATTTGTATAAATTGCGTATCTCAAAGCATCTAAAACATCATCAAACAGTTTAATAGGTTCGCCTTTCTTTTCATCCCAAACATATTGATAAATTTCACCAGGGAATTTGCTAACTTTATCCCTACAAACGAATAGTCTGTCTTGCTTGATTCTTTTCGCTACCGATTCAACACCACTCAATCGAGCTTTTTCTCCATCAAAAGCTTCAATGTGTTCCCTTCTGAACCTGGCAACATGCTCAGGTCTCGCCGAGTCACAATAGAAGGGCACTCGTGAGCCGTAACGCTCTTGAATCCCCTTCGCGATTTCTACCCAATAATCTATTTCTTCGTGTTGTTTTGCGTGTTCTTCAATTAGGAATGCTGTTCCATCGTCGGTCTCTCCGATAACAACAATACTTCCCCAATGCTCATAACCCCAGTCCACTCCACAATAAAACTTTGATAGACTTGGCAGGTCATCTGAACGAATATAATGCTTACTCGCATCGAAATCTTGATAAACAACTCCATCTGCGGAGACCCACAAACCTTTAATGTCTCTATCGTAAAACATGCCGCTAGGTGTACTTTCCTTAATATTTGTTCTGTACCTCTCAGATAAAAAGACATTGTCGTCTAATTGGAAATGGAATGAACGAATATTGCTGCTAGATTTATCAATGTATTCTTTTTTTAACCAATGTTCAGGGTTATCAGGGTTAGTATCGGCAAGTATCCTTGCATCAGTACCAGAACAGCGAGAAACGATTTCGGCAAACACTTCTCGTTTCGCTAGAGACGCTTCATTAATGTATGCCCCAAACGCTGTCATCCCTCGAACCGCGCCTACCCCAGATATGTTCCCGGTGTATGCCTGAACTACTTTTACCCCAAATAGTTTGAAGTTTCCATGTTTGTCAAACTTTGGATCGATGTTATACATGTTGTAAAGCTCTTGTAAAACATTTTTCTGAATAGTTGCGCTAGAAACACCAGCAAGTATATACATTGGTTCTTTGATATTCTCTCGATCAGCAATCTTACGAACCCTACGCAACTCAAACAAGAAAAGGTCGTTGTTAATTTTGGTTTTTCCCGATCTTTTTGCTCCATGTAAAAGAGCGATAAACCACTCTTGATTTACGGTCTGATTTAAAACTTCAATCTGTTTTTTAGAATAGACATCAGTCAGAGCCATCTAACTCACCACTAATCTTATTCATTAATTCGTCAAGTTTATCTTCTGTAGTCTCGTTCACATCAGAAGATTGTTGCGCTTTGCTGATTTGTGCTTCACGAAGTTTGTCTCCACCAAGGTACTTCATTAATTCACTCATGGCCTTCTGCTTGTCGTATAATTTAACTGAGACGCCATCTTTACCTTTTTTGACTTCCTGAATAAGCGTTCCGTCAACCTCATCTGAGTTTTTTAGGGCTACAAACGTTGTTAAGTAAGTTATTGGTTCACCTGTTTCTGGGTCTAACACAGGTACAGGTTTCATATTCTCATCAAGCTCAGTTTCTACTCTTGTCTGATTGCCGAACTCAGTAAAGTCGGTAATGTCTGAAAAGGCCTGCTTAACATATTCTTTTACTAAGTCTTTCGCTGTAACAAAGGTGTCATGTTGCAGTTCCCCTTTGAGCTTATGCAACTCTTCTTTAACACTAGCATTTACTAGCAGCCTGCTTCCGTTTGCATTAGCTGTCTTGTAATCAACGTCGTAAGCTTGCTGATACGCTTTTGTCGCATTGAAGTGTTGCAAATAAAAAAGACAGAACATTTTCTGTTGCTCTGTCAGATCGTCATTATCTATGACTGGTTGCAACTTTTTTTGTGTGCGCCCTTTTTCTTTTTTGTGTGCACCCTTTTTAGGTGGCGGATCACTAGCTTGTTTCTGCTTATTCCACTTCCTAGACTTCCAAGCTTTGACAGTGTTAATGGATACATCGTACTTCTCAGCGATATCTTTATACTTCATACCTTCTTGTCTGTCCTTATAGGCTAACTCCCATTTTTCCACACTAGCTCCACCACCTTTCTATATGTATTTACTGATATTCTCCTGCACATGCTCCTCTTTCCAATAACCAAACCCACAATAGACCATCTTGCACTGATCAATCTCAACCGGCGTTGCTTCCCTGGTCATTTCTACGATCGAGTACTTCGCCTTCATCTGAACAGACATCACCACCCGTTTATGTTGACCTCTCATTGGTAAAGGATATTTATTGTTTAGTGACACATACCAATAGTTTCTCATTTTTATATTCCTTTTCCGCATTGTCCTGTAAGCGTTACAATGATATAATTTCTATGTATCATCCTTTTTAAAAATTTGTTTTTTCACTTGACCGCTGCGGAAACAGCGGTCTATTTTGTTGCCATAAAGGTTCTAAAGTCGTAAACTTTAGTTGTAACAAATTTTTATCCTGCGTTAGACCATTGCTTTGCCGAGCAGTGGTCTTTTTTGTATCCAAAATAAAAAGACCGCCGAAGCGATCTTGATTATGTATTAAAGAACACTGAATCAGCGTACCGCCCCTGATCAAAGCAAACTCATTTAACTATGATTGCATTGATGTATCTGCTCATAGACCGCTCACAAAGCCTGCGTAAGGCAACTTACCGTGTTCCTAGCAAGTCCAACTTAATGTTTATTGACGTGACCGGGATCGAACCGACCTCATTTCCAACTCTAACAGTCAGATGCATCACCAATGATGCTACACGTCAACTCGGAGGAGCTACCTCCTAACATATGCTTTCAGGTCAGATACTTAGCGTTGGCCAGTTTACTAAGTCCTCCCTAAATCACTGGAGTGGCACCGCCCCACTCATGGTTGCCTAAGCATTAACCTCGCACGCATGCAACACGTCTTCTACTTCCGCCACAGTGACATAAAGACGGAATGCTCAATGTAGAAATCATTATTTCATGCCGCCAATTGTTTGCCTTCTCTGTTTCCGCAAAGTGGCAGTGTAGTCAAAAAGCGAATAATCCACCAAGCTAGACGAATGTATGTTAAGTAGTATAAGGAGAAACTTCATGCCAATAAAGTTAAATTGAGTCGTCTGCTTGGCGGATTAATCACATTTATTTCACGCTATCATAGTAACACTTTTAATGTACACTCGTGGCGCCACAAACGCGCCTTACAACCAATCAATTACAACATCCACTCCAAAGATAAATACTGATAGCTGTTCAACAGCTTTTTTTATCCACTTCCCTATCGTCCTTCGATCAACAGCGTATTTCGAAGCAATGTATTCATCAGCAAAACACTTAGGTAGCAAGTACTTCATGTTTAAAATATCATAGGCTCGCTCATCCTCTGCTTTTAGTTCAACTAAAGCCTTATCAACATGTTTCATTAATTTTGCTGTTTTCGCCTTATGTTCTAGTAGACTATCTACATCAAAGCGCCAGTCATTCCACATTGAAGCGAAATCCTCTTCGACTTGCTCCTCTACTATTTTGCAGTGAGTTTTTAATCTGTAGTAATTCCTCAAGAGCGTCCTTGTATTATGGTATGAATTGGACCTTAGCTCTTTTCGCCTTTGCTTAGTCGCTTCCACTAACCTAGCAACTACTTTCTCAGCGATCATATCTAGCTGAGATTCTGGCAGTTCATGTACTTGAATTTCCAAATCGTTTCCTCCCAATCAAATTATTCCCCAAAGTATTTGTTATACACATATTAACAGGTTTATCCACAATATATCGTGGGAACGTATTTTCGCGTACAATATATAGTGCTTAAATAACTTAGTCTTACTTTTGACTAGCGCTAATAGTAGTCGCCATAAAAACAGAAGTTAAAGCAAATGATTCAGCATCACTAAATCCCTCAATGGCTAACTGATTACGGAATGCCCCTAAATTTTGAGCAAGTTCTCGCATACTATTTCTAGCGATATCTTTCTCATTTATCTTTTCTAAGAGGTCATGAATATCCTCGTCATTCATTACAGTTCCTCCTTAATTGGCGACGATCCCGGATCTACTCAAAGTCTTGACTGCGAATCAATTCTCGTGCAAATGAACAGTTGACAATCTCATTAATGGACTTTAAGTAATCACCAAGTTCTTTTTCAGCTTTTTCTTTTGCATCAAACATCGTGGCAGCATATACGACTATCGTGCAGCCTAAACCGTGTTTATTTGTGTACCTAACCATAAATTCATCTTTCACTTCGGCACCCCCAACAACTCTGGCTTAACTTCTAAAATAGTCGACTCATGAATTGGTGGATAAGCGAGATTATGATCTGTAATCAAATCATATTTGCGCTCTCCACATTCGCAGTGACCGCACAAAACAACTTTTAACGTATGCTGCTCGATTAGTTCTTTTAGTTTCATTCTATCGCCTCCAACAACTCCGGATTCTCATAGATGTTGCCGATAACATCTATATCAGCATTAACTTCACAGAGATCGTCGCAGATATTTTCCCATTCATAAATGAATTTTCCTTCATCGTAAATTACTTTTCCATTTACTTCTAAGTGGTCATCCCATCCTACATCCCCTTCAAATATCTCCACGCCGTTCTTGTCTTTCAGTCCTGTTGATTGCATGAGTTCGATGTCTTCAAAATCAAATATTTCAGTAAAGCACTTTTTACCTTTTAAATCGTCTCTCTTTACTAAGCATTCCATTCCTAAAAAGTCGGGTTTTGCATCCGCAACTACTCCGTCGGGATGGTTTGATAAAACTCCTGGTTTTACCCAAGCTCTAAACTTCGGTATCATTGTTTTCCTCCGATCGATATTTTCTAACTTTATCTTCGTAAATGGCAATTTCTTCTTTGGTTGCCGGAACCAGCCTATACGTGTCGAATCCAGCTCCAAAATGGCAGTAGATATTTTTATTGGCCCATTGATACCAATCTCCCCATGCAAGCTGCGTTAATTCGTCATCTTCTAAGATATCGTTCCAAATATCATGATTAGAAATTTTTGTGATTTTGGCAAACGCTGGCGGGCTTGCATCAGATGTTTTATAAATTTTACCGATTTCGATATCGGGTATCATATGTTTCACTTCCACTTCTTATTTGATGTACAATACATATGAGCTGGTACTCCTTTTTTATTGATCCTTTCAATGTCCAGCTCATTGACCGCAGCCACCTCATAGGTTGCGGTCTTTTTTTATGCAATTGGGTCGGTTAGCTGAACTAAAAATTGTCCCAACGATCATCTAACCGTCGCCGCATTTCTTCCATCTCTTCTTTCAGTCGTTTCATTTCTTTATCATGGATTGCTCGTTTATTGATATTCTTTTCTTGAAGCTTTTTCCACTCATCATAACTATCTTCAAAAATGAACACCCACAAAAACGCTAGCAATAGAATGAATAGTGTTCCGACCATATAGACAAGAATCACTATGCCTGCAACCTTATCATTGTCCCAGTCCGTAAAAATACAACCAAACACTCCAATTAGGGTTGGTGACAGAACCAGCAAAACCAATAGCGCAAATTTGAAAATAGGATTTACTTTCATTCCGCCACCTCTTTCAAGTCCTTTTGATGAATTATCTCCATGTAGCTGATCATTTCTTCCAGATAATTCTCGTTCAACTTCGTTTCTTTATATTGCGGTTCTGGCAACTTGTTTTCTCTGAGAACATTTCGAAAAGCGACTCCTATATTTCTTGTCGCATAATCAAACGTTTGCCGATATTTTTCTTGAGCCATTTCTTCAGCTCGTTCAAAAAGTGATTCCATCCGATCACACCTACACTTTCTCGACTGTTCCATCAATTAGCACTGCTACAGCATCTGCTTGATCCTTACTGTTTAACTTATAAGCATTTTCTTGAAGAGAAGCCGTTGTTTCAGCAATCAAACCAATTCCTTTTCCTAGCGCAAGTGACTCAACATATTTCCCGTTGTCCTTTCGCTTAACCACCCACTTCGGCTTTTCCTCGATCTCGTAGCCGTCTAGCCAAGCACGGAAGAACTTTTCACTGTTTTGATCAATCCAGTTGGTCAACTCGTCACTATCTACTTCTAATGAAGTATCAAAATATTCACTAGACAACATCCACAAAGCAGATTTATAACGCTTCATTTTCTCTGCCACAAATGCTGGCACTGTGACTTTCTGCGGTTCGTCTATCTGTTTTGCTAATTGTATAGCTAATAGCCACACTTCTTTTTTTATCGATCCTACAAATTCATCGTCTGCATCACTTCGAGGATTCTCTATATCTGCCTCTACTTCATTCAGATAATTTTGCATCTTTTCAAGTATTTCCTCTTTACTAAAACTCTCAATATATTTCAGTTCGTTCATTTCATACCTCCTAAATTTCTATGTGATCAAAAAGTTGATTAATGATCACATGGATTCTTCCTTGATAGGCTGAGTTAGTTAACTTAAAAATAAATTACTAACTGTATGTGGTATACTTCTTCAAGCAAATAAAAATACCTTATAGACAAAACGTCAACGTCATGGTATCTTAATTTTATAAAAAGATGGCGCTTCGCCACCAAATATAGGAGGATTGAAAATGAATTTTAAGAGCAAATTATTAATTTTAAGGACTGTTCACCAAATGACTCAACAAGAAATGGCTGATAAATGGGGAGTAACAAAGGCAGCCTACGCTAAGTACGAAACGGGTGACAGACGTCCTGACAATGAGAAATTGGGTAAACTTGCTAAATCCTTTAATTTAGATTTAAACTCGCTAATCATTTCCGATCATAGTCTATTAGTCAAATGGTCTCTACCAAGTAATGTGAAAGAAGACCTTTCATGCCTTTTGGATACCAGTTTACATGCCAAAAATTTTCATGATATAGTTAGTAAATTAACTGATATTCAAGAAGCCCATAACCGTATAATTAATTTACTTACTAAAAATCAAGAAGAGGTTAATACTGACAATCTTAGAGATGATGTTCTTGATCTTAGATGTTTTGCAAACGGTGAAATCCTTATATCTTATCAAAGTAACGAGGAAATCAATAAACTCTTAGATCAATCCGTGAAAGTACAAAAAATGCTTTTAAAAAGTTTAAACAACCTACATAGACAACCTCAATAAATCGATGATTTTTGATTTTTTATATCTTTTTGGATTTTTACTATTCAATTATTATCAATTTATACTTAAAGGAGGTGATATCCAATGAGTGATAAAGTGATGAAAAAATTATTAACACTAGTGAAAAATGATGGAGAATTAGCTGAACATAATCAGCCAATGGAGTCAGGATTATACTCGGCGTTAAAAGATGGCTACAGCAAAAACTATTTTGCTAATATGACAATTTCCCAAGTTGATAGTAATCACATTGAAGTATTTGCTTCAGATCGTTCAGTTCCAATTACTCTAACGGAACTCGGTGAGCAAGTTTTAAATGAGTTGAACAATCCTCCTAAGCCAATAGGTTTCCGACAGGACTAAGAACGTTAACTACGTTCTTTTTATTTTCATTAATATTATTGGTTACTGGAACTTTTGATTGCTGACAGGTAAAACTGGTACGTTCCCACTTGCCGCCATCATTCCACCCAATAAGGCATTAATTCCATTTTGCGTAAACTCCATAGTGATCGCCTTTTCTTTCTTTTTCCCTGTGGGTAGTTCGTATGCTGTCACAAGGTAATGCCCATTCTCCAATTTTTTAATACTGATACTTTTTTCCAAAAATCCTTTTTCATCTAAAGCTGTATGTTCTATATTCATTCGCCGTCCTCCACTGCTTCATAGGTGGCTTTGAAAATATCAGGTTTACACGGATACAATTCACCTTGTACACCGCGGATAATGTAGTCTCCTACCTTGGCATACATGGACTTTTCTAATGTTTGGATTGTGAGTGTACTCTCTCTATCGAAAAATCGAATCTCTTTTCCGATTGCATCATTAATCCATATAGGACGTTCACTAAAGACAACTTGCCCAGTGACAGACATAAAGCCTTCAAATTTTACAGCTTCAATCACTACTGGTTTCTTTCTAAACTTCATTGTTTTTCCTCCTCTATTCACGTCGTTAGCTGACTGATGAATGATAAAATTCTCGTACATCATCGTCAGTGCGAACCATAAATTGATCGCGTTTTGTCCATTTTATGATTTCGTTATCCCATTTGACTGAAACATCTTTTTCGCTAAGGCACACTTTGCAAATGTAGTGATCCCAAGACACTCCCATTCCTCCAAAAGAACCTTCATCGTCAACATGCATTAACGCCTTTTGGTTACAATACTTGCATTCAAGCAACTGTCTTTCCAAAATTAAACCTCCTCTGTATCCTCCGATAGTGTAAGTTACATTAACCAAATTTCTAATGCTTTTTTATTCAGTTCGTCTTCTTTAATAAAATCTAGTTCATTTTCTTCCCAATATTTCAAAAAGTCTCTCTTCCTGAGTCTCATATTGGTTATTAATGAATCGGCAGAATTGTTTTCAAACTCTATGGTGTAATTCAGAACATCCTTCAAGGCGGAAAGATAGCCTTCATCAAAACCAACATTGATCCATTTTTCTTTATATGACATATGTGTTCCTTTCCAAACCTACGCTAATGCCCCAAACTGTTGAGCTTTATGCGACAAACTTCTCATGTTCTAACTTCAGATCCGATCCGCTAGTATCAATATATTGCAGCGTCGTATCAACATCCGTGTGTCCAAGAAAGCGCCTTACATCGTTTAGGCTCATTCCTCTCTTCAGAGCGAATGTTGCTGCAGTTCTTCGAAACTTATGCGGATGCGCGTGAGCTACATGAGCACGCTTTGCAATCTCTTTGACCATTTTTTGAATGCCATTCGAAGTCATCTGTGTTCCAACTCCATGAAGGCCGCAAATGATCGAACCTTCAAAATGCGGTTTAATCATTAAGTAATTATCAATTGCCACTTTAGCGCGAGCGTTGACGAAGACCGTGCGCTCCTTATTGCCTTTTCCAATCACTGTAATGGTCCCTCTTTGTTGGTCGTAATTTTCCATTGCTAGCATAGTTAACTCAGTGACTCGACAACCCGTGCTTAGCAATAGTTCAAACACTGCTTTTTCTTTTGGCTTCCTGCAGGCGTTCCGCATTAGTTCCACTTCAATCGGTGTGAAGGCTTTTTTCAGTCGTTTCTCCACCTTAATAGGTTCAACACGTTTTGCTGGGTTCTTAGGGATATATTCTTCCTCGAACAGCCAAGTATAGAACCTGCAGATGCACCCGCGTTCACGATTCAAAGTGGCGCTTGATAAATGATCCTTCATGTCGCGGTACGCGATGTACAATCGAATATCTTGAGTTGTTACGTCCTTGTATTGTTTCTTCACTGATCTTTGGAAGGCGTCGATCGTCCTCATAGCGAGTTCTATCGTGCCGTTAGATAAATTGCGCAGTTTCATTGACACAAAATACTGTTTGTATGCAGCAATGTCACCCGATTCATCGTATATGACTAGATCAGTGTTCTCTTTTTCTACACGTACATGATTTAAATTGATCGTTAGTACAATTTTCAATTTCTTAAGTTGATTAACTTCAAGTTCAGGCTCCATGTTACGAATGACAGAATTTATAAAACTCTCTTTCATTTCCACGTTTATCACCCTTTCTTAAGCATTAGAAGAATTACTCTTCCCAACTTTCAAAAAGAATTGCATAGTCAGTAATATCTAACTTTTTCGCGATTTGTTGTACCGTCTCCAAAGTGATATTCCCGGTTTTATTCACTGCTCCTGTTGTTTGCCCTCCGACTAATTCCGTCCAACTTAAGTCTTTGTTCACACGATGCCAGTTGACGTTGGACCAGAATATTTCTTTTATACCCTGCATAATTCCAACGCTGCTTTCTTTTTGACAGATATACGATAGCCTAGCATTCGCAAAACCGCTTTGTCCGAGTCATGATATTCCACGACTTCAAAACTTGCCGATTTACCATATTCATTAATCAATTTTCCTACACATGGGAAATTGCATTGAGAGTAGTTCAACTCATATAGAACATCCAATTTGAATTTAGGCCGCTTTGGTGCCATCCAGTTCTGTCTTTCTGTAAACTTGTCTTTCTTCGGCTTTTTAGGTTTCTTTGTACGCTTTTGCATTCGAAGTTTTGCCGCGCAGCTTTTGCAATGCGTGAGTTTCGACATATTCTGATTCTTCACTAATCGCTCCTTACCGCAGGCACATCTAGCTACCCATTCTTTGTCGATTTCTCCTGGTCGAATAATAGTGAATTCCCCATACTTTTCGCCTGTCCGATCTCTTTTCTTATTTTGCATTTTCTTCGCCACCATATTTTTATAGATTTTTTCAGCTTCGTTAAAGACTCTTTCGTTCGTCCAATAATCTGTCCGGCTTAATAGCTCAGCTAATCTTTTCCTTTGATCCATAATCAGAACGGTAGATCATCGTCATTGATGTCAATTGATAAACCACTGAAAGGATCGTCAGATTGATTGTTATTTCTATTAGCCGGCTGACTACCAGTTGAGTTATTTGATTCGTTATTTTTATGTTGTTGATTCGTGCCTCTTGATTCCAATAATTGAAAATTCTCAGCAACAACCTCAGTCACATAGATGCGTTGTCCCTGTTGATTGTCATAGCTGCGTGTTTGAATACGTCCATTGACTCCAAGCAACGTTCCTTTGTGTGCATAGTTCGCAAGAGTTTCGGCAGATTTACGCCAAATCACACAATTGATGAAGTCTGCTTCTCGGTTTCCGTCTTGATTCGTAAAGTTTCTGTTCACCGCTAGAGTGAATGTAGCAACCCCTGTACCGCTCGCTGTATATCGCAGGTCAGGATCTTTTGTCAATCGCCCGACCAAAACTACATTGTTGATCATTTATGCATCCTCCTCTGAATTGTTTCTTGCTGCTTTTAATCTTTCACCGGCAGCTTGTCTTTGTTCATCTGACATCACTCTTTTTGCTCGCGCGGAAACATTTCCATCAATGAAACCCTCTAAAGCGATTATTTCCCCGTTTTCTTCCTTTAATTTAGGGGATTTTACGAGAGGTAAATACTTTCTGATATGTTTAGGCACATCTGTATATAGGTGCCAATTTTCATTGATTGAATAAGTGAAAATCGTCTCTTGTTCATTTCTAGGTAATTTCATGTACAATCACTCCAATTCATAAATTTCAATCTCTATTCGTGGATCAAGTGAATACAGCTTTTGTGATGACAATGCCGCGACTTGCCCATCATCCTTAAAAAGGATTTCGTTACTACAGTCCAAAATAGCTTTGATGTAATTATCAATGTCTGGTCGCTTGTCTACATAGATCGTCTCTGATTCGAGTTCTAAGTGTTTCTTTTTTACCTCTGCTATCCGTTTAGGCGGATAGATGTAAAAGGTCATAGAAACGTATACAGGCCCATTTGGGATTATTTTAGGATTCAGCAATCGTAATTGACTCTCGCAATTTCTTTTCCATTGCGTCATTTTCCCGTCTTCATAAGCTCTGTTTCTCCCAAATCGAGGTCTTGACTGAGGTTTGGGTTCTAAATGTAGTGTGTAAAGGCTCATTCTTTCTCCTTCATCTTCCGTTGGATTCCACAAGTTGCGCATACATTTTCTTAGCAAATTCAAGTTGCACCTCATATGGCCGGGCGTTTAATTCCCAAAAGTCATATTCTTTCTGTTTTTGCTGATAGTGAAAGATGAAATAACCAACCCAATACTGTCTGAATAGTTGCTTCGCACGTTCATCTGTAAAGCCTCCACCTTGAGCGAGAAACTGGCTATATCGTTTTAGATATGGGACCTGCACTTCTTTATAAGCTTGTGGCAATTTGTTATGAACAGCCTTCAACAGTTCAAAGTCATTCACTATCCTCACCTCTTTCAGCGAGAGATCTTTCTGCCTCAGCCACCCAATCTATTTCTGGTTCAACTTTCTTTGGTGTTTCAGTTATATGACTAGGCAATTTCTCAACTCTTTTGTTTCCATATCTATTACCCGCATGATCTTTTTTCGCCCAATTCTTAATTGTTGCAAAATAGTTCTTATATGATTTGCCTGTGGATTCACAGTAAGAAGACACTCTTTCTATACGCGCTTCCCAATCAGCGGGGAATTCTTTTTTCAGCTTCTCAAGTTGTTCATCACTTAATAAAACATTTTTATATTCCCCATATTTATGACGCGTAGGTTTAGCCTTCGTTTTCGAAGGCGTAATATCTTTTTTTCTCTCTATCTCTAATTCTTTCTCTATCTCTTTCTCTAACTCTAGGCGACCTTTTCCAGACAATGTCCGGACATTGTCCTCTTTTGATCGTTGTAGCCGTTTTTGCCTAGCAGATTCTGTCTCTGTACCAACCATTTCGCCTAATTGGTTCAGGTATATTTCACCGCTATCCATAATTTCTATGAGTCCAATTTTGTTAAACAAATCCATTGCAACTTTAACGGTATCTGCTTTTGAATTCGTCAACTTAGCCAGCGACTCAGGATCGTACGGAATCATTAGATTGCCTACGTTTCTAACTAATAACCCTTCTGTTTTTAACGACTTAAGGCAAAGTTTCAAATAAAATAGACAATATTCTTTTCCATTAGGCTGTTCCTCAAGCCATTCAATTGTGTCTTCTTCGAAAAAGTTCTCTTTCAACTTTAACCAGTAATAGCGACGTTTTTGTTTATCAGACACTTGCTCCCTCCTAATCCGGCAACTGCCAATCTTTTATTTCATAATCTGGATTATCATCCAGTTCTTTCATGTGCTTTTCACTCATAAGACCGAAGTCTAATACTTGTTGATCAGAGAGTTTGATCGCTCCTACATGCCATTTTTTGCAAAACTCGTCGTACCCAAGCTGATGTATTTCATTGTGAAGCTCAGCCCTTAATATCATGTAGTAGCGTCCACGATGATCCACTTTTGAACGTTTGCCCATCCCTACAGCATTTACATGGTGGATGTGTAGAACGGCATCCTGACGGCGAGCTTGAGTTACAAAGCAGCGATTGTGGAGTGCTGACAAGAACATTTTTCTATTTGTGTCATGGACCAAATACAAATCTTTGCCGTCGAATGGAATATCATAATGAAAGCAGTATTCAACCAACCATGAGATAAACTGTGTTGCTAAATCTTTACTGCAGTTTGACAGTGAGAATAACTTCTCATACGAAAAACCACGATCAATACAAAACTTAATTTTTAAATCATCTTCAGTATTTTGTATAAACCATTCATTATCTGTATAGCTGTCAACGTCTCTAATCAACGCGTGAGCGATTTTCTGTTGTGGGCGAGTTACTTTATTTGGATTGAACGCCTGTGCCGTCAGCAACGTTTTACGCTGTTTGACGAGAGATTCTAACTCCTCTTTACTGTCATCAATCGGTCGGACAACAAAATCTCCGTTAGACTGCTTGCCTACGATTCGGATATTTAACATAGAGTCACTTCTTGTCCTTAGACTGCTTCTCAAAATCTAACTGAATTTTGTTTACAGCAATTTTAAAGAGCCCGCTTTGGTCATATGTCATTTCACCTAGTTCTTTGACTTTCTTACCTAGACGAGAATCTTGAACCGTATACTTATTTACAGTGTTTATTAATGTTTTTTTGTTATCTTTACCTGTAGTTTCATCTAATCCAGCTAGTAATTTTTCTATCTTTTCAAGTTCTTTAACATCGATTTTTGGTTGATCTGGAAGGTCTTCTCCTTCATATAGGTAAATTGCAATGCCATGTTTGGCTAGTGCTTTGACGTAAGCCCTCTTCAATGCTTTATTGATATCTGTCGAAGTAGGTTTCAAGATTGGCTGGCCTCTAAAATTAATAATCGCGTAATTTTCAGTCTCAATCTTACCGAAAAGAACCACCGATACCTTCACCATATATCCGTCTCCCGCTTGTCGATAAGGCTTCAATTCAGTGATTAGAAAGTCTTGTTGCTGACCACTCATCACATGGTAGTGCTCAAATTCGTGTTCAATAATCTCAGCATCAGGATCTATGAGCTTCATGATTTTATGCGCTGCTGCCCAGCTTAGATATTTTAGGTAGATTTTTTCGCCAGTCTTTTTGTCAGTTCCGCCTTCTTTTGTTTTTATATCATTCTCGAAATTCATTTGAGATATTTCTTCAAAAGTCTTTTTCTCACTCACCGAATATCTCCTCCATTTCTTTTATAAAAGCTTTCCCGTCACTATATTTATTTAAAGAAGCCTCAAGTAATTCTATCTGGAATTCGTCCAGCAACTCTTGTGCACTCTCGAAAAGAACTAAAAAATGCATACGACCTAATTCTGTTTGAATAGACAAGCGATACACTGTATCGCTGTATGCGACTGTTGCACCGTTATCATCTTGGAAATATTCAAGGCTTTGCCCTAGATCATTTTTTCTAGACTCTTTAACAGTTTCCTTTGTAGACTCACTGACATTAATAAATGAGTGATTGTCGGGATCTGCCATTGATGTATCGTAATCAAACATGTTATAATCACCTCAAATCAATATTTCTTTGTTTGCTCACTAATTGCTTGCCGGCGTAGTGAGCTTTTTTTGTTCCCACGCTTTCCTGCGCTCGATATTCTGTTTTGCTAAGATTGTTGATTCGTTTCGTTGATACCACCGATCAGCGATCGTTTTCCCAATTTGCAAAGCTTCTTTTCTACTCATAGTCAGCCCCCTCGGTTGGCTTTTTTATTTCGTATTCAGTTACGTCATAGATAAGTACCAATCCGAACACTGCAGTTACATAAACTGCCTTTAACCATTCTGGAATACTTCCTGTTAGTGCTGCACCTATCCCGAACGCCAATAGCATTGCTCCTGTTCTACGGAGCCAATAGAGTTTTTTCATCTTTAAACCTCCTACTAATATTTCTTCGCCTCATCGAACGTGATGAAAAAGTGAATCCCTGCCGCACATTCAACAAAGCGATCTTCTTCAAAATCAGAAACTATTACTGTTTTCCCTACCTCGTATACAAAATCCGGATCATAGTTGCTAGGTACAGAAGTTAGATTCGAAGACGTTTTATCAGGTTTCATAATTTCGATAACTTCCGCTTTGTCACAACGACATTTCCTGGATGTGGCGCTTGACCGTTTGGCATCATCTGGGATTAATAGCTTTACAACCAAACCTTTTGCTTTCTTGTAGGCAACGAATGATCCCTCTTCCGGACATTGAATGGGTAGAAAAGCCGTTGACGAGTCGTGATCGGCATCCCGTAAGTCGGCACCCCGTAAGTCGGCATCCCGTAAGTTGGCACCCCATAAGTCGGCACCCCGTAAGTCGGCATCCCGTAAGTCGGCACCCCATAAGTCGGCATCCCATAAGTCGGCACGCTCGCCGCCTTCTTCGTCAAACAACCATTTCTTGTGCTTAGCTAATATGCTGTTCAGTTCTTTTTGATCCATTTTTATCCTCCTACTGGCCCAACTCGTTTACTTTTTGTTGGCTCAAATTTGCCAACTCCGCCATGCGTGCGTCTTTTTGTGCTGAATCATTTTGAGCGTTAGATAGTTCATTACGCAGCTTATCCGCCTCTTGCTGTTTCTGCGTGACTTCCTGTTGCTTAGATTCGACTTCACGTTGTTTGGCTTCGATCTCAGACTGCTTCGCATTGACCTCGTTTTGTTTGTTTGCCAATTGCTGTTTCAGGCTGTCTAGTTGATCTTGAAGGTTCTTTTGTTGCCCCGTCGTTTGATCAAGTTTGCTTTGAACGTCTGCAGCCTTCTGTTTGTTCTGCGTAGCAATGTTAGCCAGTTTGTAGATGTTCTGTTCAACAGTTGTTGCGTTATCGAAGAAACCAACGCCTGCCGCGAATCCTACAGTCGATCCTAGAAATAATGCAGCGCTAACTCCTAGTGCGATTTTTTTGTTTTTCATGCTGTTCCCTCCTTTTTCATTTCCAAAATATTTTTGTTTAGTTTTGATAACTCTTTGCGCTGTTTTTCTTCTGAAATCACATTTCTAAAACTTTTTCCTGCATTTTCGAATAAAAACCTTTCGGCTTCACGTATACTAACCAGTTTTTGAGAACTAAATTGAACTGTCTTTATCAAACCTAAGTCGACCAAAATGTAAATGTTATCTTTTGACGTTCTGTACTCACTAGCTAATTCCGGTAATGTGTACGCAAGCATTTAATCATTCCTTTCTCTCGATTCTGCATCCTTGACGATTGCTCTTGAATTGAAATTGTATCGATCGCAAACTGAGTTAAAAACTGCAATTTCTGATGAAATCTCGTCTACCACTTCCAACAACCAGAGTTTTATTTCAGTTCTTTCATCGTGACTGATTTCTTCATTAGATATCGATAGTAAATCCCAAATTTCATATTTCTTTTCTACTTCAATTCTTTCAATTTCTTCTTTGTCTTGACCAACCATTTTTGAAAGTGGATGCGCATCTCGACGTTTTCGATTTAATGGTTTTGGTGTATAGAACATCGCAGCAGCTACCTCGAAATCTGTTTCTGGATTTTGCAAGTAATCAGCAATTTCTACAACTCTTTCTAATCCCATCGTCCGTCTACCATTTAACATGTGACTTAGATTCTGCGCTGAGAAGTTCAGGTGATCAGCCATGACTCTTTGGTTCAAAGCCTGTTTGTCAACTTCCTGTCTAAAAATAGATGCGACTTGCTTCTCCATCGAAGAAACTCCCATATTAATCACTCCTTTTGTATTCAATTGTCATTTTTCATAGCAGTCATACTGCTATAAACTGTTTATTAGAAGTAGAACATCATGTCTTCAATCAGACGGTCATCCTGTTGACTCTCAACTTCATACAGTTGATTGATGAACTGATCCGATTTTGTTTCTAAGTAGGCTTTAGTTAAGTGATCGCCTAAACGTTTAAGTATGAACTCAATTTTTTCTTGTTTTGACATTAGATCACCTCCATAATTTCTAGTTATTTTTGATTGTACAAACAAACTGGTTAATCAATTTGTTCCGTTTTAGTTAACTCCGTTTCCAAAAAAATATCATCTGGTTCTTTACCGAAAACCAAAGCAATTTTTACGGCATTCTCATAAGAAAGCCTTCTTTTACCT